ACCACGGGCCCGGTGATGCAGCAGCAGGACGGCAGCCGGTGGGTCAGCGTGGAAGACTTCGAGCGGGGCCTGCAGCAGGTCGCTGAGCAGGTGGTGGGCACCCTGCGCACACCACAGGCGCGCACCGCGCTGGGGTGGAGCTGAGCGATGGCCAGGGCACAAGCACAGTTCCTCAAGCTCACCGACGCCTCGGGGATCGTGCGCGAGCGCTGGCAGTCGTACTGGTCCACGCAGGTGACCTGGAGCTCAGCGCAGTGGGACTACGTGGCGTTTATCGCTGACGGGTTCGTGGAGGGCGACAGCGGCACGGAGCAGGCGATCAGCGTCAAGCTCCCCGCCACACCCCGGGCCGTGGTGGTGTGCGAGAGGGCCCGGGCGGCAGGCTGGGTCGTTGAGCTGCAGGTCTACCAGTTCGATGATTTCGCCGCAGCTGCTGGCCCAGTGGCAGGCCAGGAGCTCGTGGCCCAGTTCAACGGTCAGGTGGTGGGCGCTGCCGCCACGGTCACCACGTTCACCCTGGAGCTCGGCAGCGCACTGGCCCCGGTCGGCGCAACAGTGCCGCCCCGCACACTGACAACAGCACTGATGGGCGTGGGGTGCCGGTTATGAGCCCATTCATCCGCGGCACCGACCCCCTGGCCCTGCTGGCGATCCAGGCCGGCCAGACCCCGACGCCATCAGAACAGAGCGGCGCAGAGGGCAACAACCCCCTCGACGTGCAGCAGGCCGCGCACGTAATCGGCGACCCGGTGCCGATCGTGTTCGGCCGCAGGCGGAACGAAACAGGCGGGGTGTTCATCTCACCGAAGGCCACTGAATGCCGGTTTGAGAACGACACGAGCAACGCGGTCACGGCCTATTACCACCTGGTCCTGAGCGAGGGCCAGATCGGCCAGCTTCAGGTGCGAGACATCTTTCAACGCCAGTGCAGGGTTGGATCCGCAGCGCAGACCTACGACCGCCGCGCCGGAAGCTGGGAGCCGGCCAACGTGATCCAGCTGCGGGAGGGATTCAATAAGCCGGAGGCGACCTACCACTGCGGCTCGGTCGGCCGTTACCGGGGGATCAGCACGCTCTCCTTTGAAGTCACGATCCCTGACGGGTTCGACGTGTGGAACCGCCAGGTGCATGTGTTCGTGCGGGAGGGCATGGATGTGAAACGCTGGCTCGACAACCAGGCCGCAGCGCCGAGCGATTCATTCGCTGATCTGGCGTATTGGCTGATGGATAAGTCTGCCCGCATCCCGCTGCCGCTGATCGACACCGATTCGATTACCGATGCCAGCCGGTTCCTCGACGCCAACGACATCACCACGAACTGCTGGATCAGGGAGTCGATCAACTACAGCGACCTGCTCAGCCGGTGGGGCCGCTACCACCTACTCAGGCCAGCGACGGTGAACGGGCGGCAGGGCCTAAAGCCGCTGCTGCCGGTGAACAGCGACGGCACGATCAAGATCACGGCGCTGACCGTGGAGTACTTGTTTGATGACGGACTGGTGATTCCCGGGTCCGTCGATATTCGCTACAGCGATTGGAGCAGCAGCCAGCCATTCGTGGCGCAGATAATCTGGCGGCAGGAGTTTGAGGACTGCCTGGGGATCATGCGCACCGCAGAGGTGCGGTACCAGGGCACAGCAGAGAACGGCCCCTACGAATCGCACGACCTCTCGGCGTTCTGCACCCGCGAAGATCATGCCGTGAAGGTGGGCGCCTACATCCTCTCCAAGCGTGTGCGCAGCACCCACACGATCCGATTCAAGGTGCGGCCACAGGCTCACAACACCCTGCTTCAGCAAGGCAGCATCGTGCGGGTCCGGCTGGCGCGGGATCCGTTCAACGGTGGCTCTGCATTCCATGACTACATCTACCAGGTGGAGCGGATCACCAAGACTTTGGCCGGCGACGTGGGCTACGAGTGCTCCCACATGCCGGTAGATTCCCAGCTGCGCAGCCTGATCGCCCTGGACGTGGTGAACGCGCAGGGCACGGGGTATCTCTACGACTGCAACACCACAGGCCTGGGCTGTGACCTGAACTCGCCAGAGGATGACGACGAGATCCCTGACGATGATTGGACGATTCCCGATCCTGATCCGGGCGGGGAGATTACGCCGATTGATCCTGATGTGCCGATTGGTGGCGGCGGCGGCAGCGGTGGTGGTGGTGGTGGCACCGGCGAGCCCGAGCCCAACCCGAACGACGGCCAAGACAGCATTCCCACAAAAACCATAGGGTGCCCGGCTCCTGGCCAAGGCATTTTCGACGCTCCACATGTTGGTGTATGCGAAAATCCGATTGTCACTGCGGTGATGGGGAACCTAGACGAAAATGGTGAAGTCCTGGAAACTCCGCAAGTGCGGATGGAGATGCCAGGTTTCAGTATCCCACAAGTTCCGCCAGACGAACTAGGATCCAATGTCTTTGGCGAAAACAATTGGAACTACAGGTATGTAGTTTTTGATTACGAGTGCCCAGGCGGGCAAACGTACACCACTGATCCATGCTTGCTGGTTGATTTTGATCCAGAGCCGCCGTTTGATCCAACTGATTATCTATTTTTCCGTTTCCAAGGATCTGGAGCCGCCAGTAGTTGGTATTCCACCTCAAACAATACAGGCGTTGGAGCGCTGGCTCCAGGCGTTGACGGTGGGCCGGCTATTATCAATTGGATGTCTGGCGGCACATTCACATCCGAAGGCGGCGTGGGTGGCGCAGCGATTACGGTGTATGCCGTTGATTTTCAAGGCAAAACAGTTGCGTTCTTTGCTTGGGCCGGCGGGATTAACGCTGGCAGCTCAATCAGTGTTAGCTGGACGTGGGAATTTTCCAATGACCAAAATAATATCGATGCCACTTGGGCAGGAGTGTAAATCAAAATGACCACCTTCCCCGCCCTAGTCCCCAGCTCCCGCGTCTTCACCCCTGGCGAGTATCCCGCCACGGCGTTCTCGGGGTACTCAGGCGCTCAGAATCGGGTCAGGCATAGCAATGTTTTTCTGTCGGCACAACTGCGGCTGACATTCCTGGGCCTAACACAGGCGCAGATGCTGGACATCTGGAACCACTACAACGGCCGGCGCGGCGAGTTCAGGTCGTTTGACCTGCCGGCTGAGATTGTCAGCTACGGCAGCATCACCGACTACGTGCCAGGCAACTACCTGTGGCGGTACGCAGGGCCAGGGTCCGTTGAGGATCTACCCTGTGGTGGTCACAATGTCAGCCTGACGCTGGAGACAGTGCCGCCAACTGCCGCCAGCGTGGTGGGCGCTGACCTGTTCCTGCGGCTGCGGCTGAGCGCTGGCGTTGCCAACGGTGGCGAATATGAGCCAGGCATTAGCGAGTCGCTGACTTTCTCGATACAGACAGGAGCTGCATTTGCTGCATTGAATGGAATTATCGAATCGCTGGCTCTAGACCTTGAGCCAGGGGCTGCGGCCGGAGACGTGGAGGTTGAAGGGGTGAGTCTGTTTGTGTTCATGTATTTGCTGGATGGCGCGGGCGCAAACGAAGGCCGCGATGGAATTGATGAAACCATAAACCTGTCGCTGGCGGCCGGCGCAGCTGATGGCGGAGCCCCCGCGGATCCCGACTTTGCCAACGTGTCGCTGTTGCTGCACATGGATGGCAGCGATGGCAGTACGACGTTTGCGGATAGCAGTAGCAATGGATTTACAGTAACTGCCTATGGCGGTGCCCAGCTTACAACCTCCGATAAGAAATACGGTACAGCTGCTGGCTCGTTTGACGGAGCAAATGGCACCTACGTTCAAACGATAGCCAATAGTGCTTTTGCATTTAGAACTGGCGACTTCACTATTGAAATGTGGCTTAAGCCAACTACTATTGGCGGCAATGATGGCGTGTTTACGTTTGGCACGACAGGGCCTGCTTTATCGCTTTTCGCAAATAACTGGTGGCTAACAGACACTGACAATTCTGGATCCAACATGGGGGCAGCTAGCGCGGGTAGCTGGCAGCACATCGCAATCACTAGAAGCGGTACATCCGTCAGGCTGTTTAGTGACGGCACGTTGCGAGGGACTCTTACATGGACCAAAGACTTCACGCACAACCAGATTGATATAGGTCGCTACGCTCTTTCGTTTGGCACAATCTATGTCTACGACGGGTTGATAGACGACCTCCGCATCACCAAAGGCATCGCCCGCTACACCGCCAACTTCACTCCGCCGACTGCGCCGTTCCCTGATTCCTGATCCCTAGCCTGACCCCAAACCCCAGACCACCATGGCCAGCCTGATCTACAACTCGCTCCACGAAGACCTGGCCCGGGGCAACATCGACCTGGACACCAACACCTTCAAGATGATGCTGGTGACCAGCACCTACACCCCGAACAAAGACACGCACGCCGACCGGGCCGACGTGACCAATGAGGTGGCGGCGACCGGCGGCTATACCGCAGGCGGCAAGACCGTGACCTGCACCGTTGCCCGCGACAACGCGAACGACCGCACCACGCTCACGTTTGCGGCCGAATCCTGGGCCAGTTCAACGATCACCGCTGCTGGCGCCGTGGTCTACAAGTCCACGGGCACCGCGGCCAATGATCTGCTGGTGTTCTACAACGACTTCGGCGGTGACGTGACCACCAGCAACACCACCTTCAGCGTCGGCAGCAGCGTCATCGCCCTGCAGAACTGATGGCCAGCTTCCCAGCGGTTCGCCCCTCTAAGCGCCGCTACGGGTTCGGCCTGTTCCCCGTCACCACCGAGAGCGGTTTCGGTGGCGGCTCGGTGCGGTTCCTGCATGGCGATACGCGCTACGGCGTGAACCTGGAGCTGGTCTACGAAACGATCGGCCAGGACCGGGCGCAGGAGATCCGCGATCACTACCGTGGCCAGAACGGTGGCGCCCGTTCGTTCCTGCTGCCAAACGCGATCTGGGCGGGCCAGAGCAACCCCGACAACATCGTGCCGCTCGGCACTGCCTGGGTCTATGCCGCTGAGCCTGCGGAGACCCACCGCAGCGGCCTGCTGTTCGATGTGACGGTGCGCCTGTTGCAGGTCATTTAAGGGGCAGATCTGCAGACTGAGGCAGCAACCGCAGCATCCGTGGGTCCAGAGTTCGTCGTTGCCGCCCTTGGCTTGTGCGGCGCAGGTGTCACAGCCCTCTGGAAGATCGCCAATGGGCTAGGCAGATTTGAGGCCCGGACCACCACCATCCTTGGGGGGATTCAGGAAATGCTCAAGGATCACGAAGAACGGCTGAGGGACGTGGAGCGCCGGGCGGAGGGCGGCCGATGAACCGCCCCACCGTCATCGCCAGCATCACCTCAGCCGCCACCATGTCGGTGCTGGCAGGGATGCTCTACATCGTGGACTGCCGCCGCGCTGGCGGCGACGTGGAGCGCTGCTGGCTCACTGGGCTGCCGTTTATGGGCCTGGGCGGCGCCAGCGCCGGGGCGTTCAAATTGGGCTACGACACCCTCAATCCGAAACTACGCAGCCGCCGCCCTGGCGACCCTGACGCATGACTGACCTTCACCCGACCGCTGATCTGCTGCTGGGCTTGCTGGCCTGGCTGGCCACCACCGCCCTGGTGGAGCTGGTGATCAAGCCGGCCATGTTCCGGCTGTATCACCGCGCTGATCACGCCACTGGCGACCGCCTGCCCGATCTGAAATGATCACTATCAAGGGCGATCAGTTCCTGATCAACGGCAAGGCCCGGCGGCTGGCCGGCAATCACACATGGGACGTGGTGCAGGAGATCAACGGGAACCGCACGCCGATCGACAAGCTGACCGGGAACTTTACCCGGTTGTGGACGGTGGAGACAAAGGCGTTCGTCAACTCCAGCCCGCCGTTCGCTGGCGCTGATCCCGGCCTGATCCGCGTGAAGGGCGGGCCGTGGCGCAAGGATCTGAGCCTCAATGGCCGGTTCTACCGGCGCATGGAGAAGGCCGTTGCAGAGGCCGACCGCCGGGACATGGTGACTGGTGTGACCCTGTTCGAGGGCTCGATTCCTGATCTATTCCCGAGGGCCTGGGAGTTCCACCCGTTCAGGGGGCATGGTCCGGCGACCCACCACGACGTCCACACGAAGGGCCCGTGGAACCAGCATCAGAAGGCGCACATCCGCCGGATGGTGCGCACCCTGGAGGGCTACGACAATGTGCTGTTCGAGGTTGGCAACGAGCTCACCAAGCCCAGCACCGGCTGGTTTCAGGGCTGGGTGGTGAAGCAGCTCCAGCGGCTCACCGATGCACCCGTGGGCGTCAGCTACGCCCGTGGTGTGCAGCCCTCCGGCGGCCAGCAATGGATGCGCCGCACCGGCGCTGATTGGCTCGCCCCTGGCGGGCCTGCCCCCGTCGCCGGGTTCAAGGGCCCGCAGGTGCTCGACACGGACCACTCCTGGGCCCTCAGGTCGAACGTTCCGGGGCTGCAGACTGCAGCCAGGGCCGGCCGGCCCATCTGGCTGATGGACGGGTTCCGGGGCACGATGCTGGCCAATATCGACAGCCTCGCACCTGACCGCGCTTTCATTTCCTCCCTGCTATGACCTACGCCACCTTCCGCGCAGCTGCTGAGCACGTCGCCCGCGCCGGCGCAATGACCCCCCACCAGCTGGCCGCGTGGGAAGCCGCATGGGAGTCCGCCAGCGATGAGCAGCGCCAGGAGTTCACCGAGTTGTGGCGGGCGCAGGGCAGCCCTGCAGCGCCGGCGCCCGTGGCCGGTTGGCTGGCACCGGCCCGCGCGATCGTGCGCGAGTTCGAGGGCTGTCACCTGAAGGCCTACCTGTGCCCGGCCAATGTGTGGACCGTGGGATGGGGCTCGACCACCATCGCCGGCAAGGTGGTGAGAGAGGGTCAGAGCATCACCCAGGCGCAGGCTGATGCGCAGCTGGACGCCGATCTGGAACGGTTCTATGACGCCCTCGCCCGGGCGATCCCTGCGGTTGCTGGCTGGCCACCGAACAGGACAGCCGCGCTGGTGTCGTGGACCTACAACGTGGGAGTGGGGGCGATGCAGGACAGCACCCTGCGGCGGCGCATCCTGGCGGGCGAGGATTCGGCGCAGGTGGTGGCGGCAGAGCTCCCCAGGTGGAACAAGGCCGACGGCAAGGAGCTGCCCGGACTGACCCGCAGGCGGGATGCAGAGGTGGCGCTGTTTGTGGGGCAGCAGCTGCAGCAGGCCACCGGCTACGGCAACCCGCTGCAGGTGCCCTGGTACGCGCAGATGGATTCAGCCGACCGGGCCCAGGCGGCTCGAATGTGTTTCAGCTCCAGCTGCGCCATGCTGCTGCAGTACCTCAAGCCTGGGACCCTCGCCGGCCCGAACGGCGACGATCAGTATCTGAAGCGGGTCCAGCAGTACGGCGACACGACCGACCCGACCGCGCAGATTCGGGCGCTGTCGAGCTTCGGGATCCGAGCGAAGTTCACCAAGGTGGCCGGGTTCGCCGACCTGGAGCAGCAGATCAACCGCGGCGTGCCCGTGCCCTGCGGGTTCCTGCATCGCGGCCCAGTGTCAGCGCCCTCCGGCGGCGGCCACTGGCTGATCGTGGTGGGCTACACGAAGGATCACCTGGTCGTGCACGACCCGTTCGGTGAGGCCGATCTGGTGAGCGGCGCCACCCTGGGAGGCGTGGCCCGGTTCGCCAGGTACAGCCGGCGGAACTTCGGCCCACGGTGGATGGTGGAAGGCGCGAACACGGGGTGGGCAGTCATCGCTGAGCGCTGATGCCCTTCGATCACCTGATCGATCAGACCGAGCTCCAGCCCAAGAAAATCACCAAGGCCCGATTCCGCCGCAGGATCTTCGCCGAGTGGGACCACGCCTGCGCCTACTGCAGCGACCCGGCCGACACCCTCGACCACGTGCTGCCGCGCTCCCGTGGCGGGCTGACGGTGGCTCAGAACCTGGTGCCCGCCTGCCAACGCTGCAACGGGGC